ACAGTCAACAGGTTCAGACTGTACCCTTATGTCTCTTATCAAGATTAATGAGTGGCTACAGGAGTCTGACTATAAGAGCCGTATCGTAATCACGGTTCATGATAGTATAGTATTTGACTGTCCAAAGGATGAGGTAGTAGAAGTAGCTAAGAAAGTTAAGCATGTTATGGAGAACTTAGCTGAATACAATGAGTTCTACAATTTCCTAGGTGATGTGCCAATCCTGTCTGAGATGGAGATTGGATACAACTACGGTCACTCGTTCGAGTGTTCTATTGAGGATATTGAAGAGCACGGAGTGGACGGTTACCTACAGAAAGAGTTAGCTGATAAAAAGGCTAAGGCAGAGAAAGAGTATAAGAAAGCTGAAGAAAACGGTACACCAATACCAAAATTTGCATTAGATTACTGGGAGAAGGCTTGTTAGAGCCTTCTTCTTTTTTGTATAGGAAACTAGTTCTGTATCTCACGGAAGAATCTTCCACTCGACTTGAGGATAAAATTTTGCAAAACTCAATTTGAGGGAGGAAATCAATATGACCAAGACTAAAACTTACGAAATGGTTAATAAATCTAATGGGGTAGTAATCACATGCACGGAGAAATACGTTCTAGATTGGATTAGTAGGGGCTTTGAAGTAGATAAAATCATACTAAAAGGAGAGACAAAGACATGCTAGAACACATGCCTAATAATGTAGATTTTGATAAGGTTGACTGGGTTGCCTTGGCTAGGCAACTAGGACTAAAATTATCTGACGAGCCTATAGAAATTACCAGACTTGGCACTCCTTACCGACAGTACTTAGCAGCAGTCACAATGGCATCTAGGATGGTCGATTGTAATCTTAGACTAGAGCAGATAAATGAAGAATTAGATAAAATGATTGATGAACGACAGGTTACCTCCTTTGACAAGGCGTGTATCAAGTTGTATTTAAATAGAATAGTAGAAGAAGAAAAGCTCCCTCATTGATAGGGGGCTTTTCATTTTGTTTATAGGTCAGGAGACGATTCCCGTTTCTTGACCTTTTTTTATGTCGAACAGGTTGTTGAACCCCACGATACTAAGAGATGGTGGAGAAAAAATTGTGTGCCTTGCTTTAATAATTGTGAAGGCGTTCAAGACAGAAAGGTATGATGAGTATGTCACGTAAGATTATAAGAATCGCCTTACCAAAAGGTAAAATGTACACAGCGGATTTACAGAGGGAACTGGCTATAGATAGCTCTAATGTTCTTAAAGAAGTCCTAAGCCACCCTAGTAAGTATGCGTGGTGGAAGACCCTGTATGATGTAGCTGAGAATCATGTACAGTACCTGCAAGACCTAAGCATTGGTGGTGAGCGTTACGAGAGAGCAGTAGAGCACAGAGATACTTTACAGTCTACTCTTGAAGCGTTTAATCATAGAGAATCAACATTGAAGCTATTGTTACGTAGTAGTGACAAGCGTAAAGTGTTGAAAAGTTATAACCAAAATATCACACATTTAATGGGCGTAATTTAGGTCATTGACCGTAACTAGCCCCAAGGAGGAAAATTATAATGGCAAAATTAGACGTATCGGCACTAGCAGCAAGATTAACAGAGTTAAATAGCAATAGCGGAGGTAATGGTTCTGGCGGTGGAATTAGCTGGCTTAACCTTAAAGATGGGCGTAATGTTATCCGTATCTTACCACCTAAAGGTGATGGAGTATTTGCTAAAGAGGTATTCGTACACTTTGGTGTGAATAAGACTGAAGAGAATAAACGTGGTACAATGGTAGTGTGCCCTAAAACTCATGGAGATAACAAGCCTTGTCCAGTATGTGACGTTGTTGCTGAGTTCCGTAAGCTATCTAAGAAGAAAGATGACAAGTACGATAAGATGGCTAAAGAGCTTAACAAGAAGACACGTGTATACTACAACGCTATTGACCGTGCCGATGACCTAGATTCATTTGAGAAGAAGGAAGTAGATGGTAAGGAGAAATGGTTTAACGCTGATGATGAAGAGGAAACACCTATCAAAGTGTTTGGTTCTGGTATCGGCATCTATAAGGCGTTACTTGCTCTTATCATTGATCCAGAGTACGGTGATATTACCGATGAGGAAGAGGGCTTAGATGTAATCATTACTAAGTCTGGTACAGGTTATAACACTAAGTATGATGTTAAGACTGTGCGTAAAGAGTCTGTTATTGGCTTTGATAACTGGGAAGAAGAGGCACACGACTTAAACCCATTAGCTAAGGCTAAGAGCTATGATGAGATTGATGCTATTCTTAATGGTGAAGAGCCTGAAGAGGGTGAAGAGAAGGAAGAAGAGCAGGAAGAGGAAGAGAAGCCTAAAAAGGACTCTACCAAAACTAAGCTGAAAAAAGAAGAGAAGGAAGAGGAAGAGGAAAACTCTGAATCTGAAGAGTCTAGCGATGGGGATGGAGACGACCTATCTGCTGAGATTGCAGCAAAACTAGCAGCACGTAGAAAACGTAAGTAAGGCATACTTAGGACATTAAGCAGGTGGGCAACCACCTGCTAATACTTTTGAAAAGGGGATATATACTTATGAAAGAGATTAAACAAGCTGTAGATGTTAGCCATGAATTTAAATATGAACTAGGTTGTATTGAAGATGAAGTGTGCCGTCACTTAGCAGTACATGGCTTAAATAAAGCACCTGATTACTTCTGGTATGTACCAGCATCAGCAAGTGGTAAGTACCATCCAAAAAGTAGCTTAGGTCTGGCTGGCTTAGTACGTCATGTAAAAGGTGTATTCCGTATCTCTGAGGAGTTATTAGACCATAAATTATACTCTCCCTTTACACCAGTAGAGAAAGATATGATTCGTGTTGCTGTACTACTACATGACTGCCTAAAGCAAGGTACAGATGGTACTCATACTGTAGCCGAGCATCCATTATTAGTACGTGAAGCACTTCACCCTACTAAAGGTTATGGATTCACTTGTGATATGGATACTACACTGCGTGTTAAAGATATGGAAGATAAATGGAGCTTAATCTGTAATATGATTGAGACACATATGGGCATCTGGAATACAGATAAAGAAGGTAATGAAATTATGGACATTCCTAAAACTAAAGCTCAACTACATGTCCACATGTGTGACTACCTAGCTAGTAGAAACTGCATTGAAGTAGATGTGACACCTAGAGAAGCACAGTCTAACTATAAGAAAAAGGATGAAAATAACGCTCCTGCATGGGTAAGTGAACCTGCTACTACAGGTCAGATTGGCTTTATTAAGAAGCTACTTGTTACAGCTATGAACAAGGGAGTTTCTCATCCATACGATGGGGTGACTTTAGTAAAAGATGGTGAGATTGTCATTACAAAAGGCAAGGCGAGTGCTATGATACAAAATTTACAAGGTTTGACAGGTCAATAAACCCTAAGGAGTCGATTTCTGACTCCTTTCTTTTATTTTTTGTGAG